TATCGTAGGAGATAACGACGTCAAAGAAGACGGCTCTAATCCTGGAGCTGAGTTTGCTAAGCGCGTGGCGTCTGAGGTATTGAACAGTGTAATTGTTACTTTGCCACCAGGTATGGATGTTAATGATTATTACCTTGCATACGGTGCTGATGCAACTAGAACCTTACTCGTAGGCGAGCCTAGTGCCAGCCACTGATAAAGAGCGAGAGAGTGAACGCAAGAAAAAATATTGGGTAGCCAATCGTGAGAAGCTGCTTGCTTATCAAAAGATATATAGGGCTAAGAACCCAGCTAAGTTCAGGGCCAAACAAAAGAAGTACTGGGCTAAGAACCCAGAAAAAGCAGCAGAATTTAATCGAAAAAGAAGGGCTAACAAAAACAGTGTTGAGCACGTACCTTACACGGTTAAAGAAGTTATCAAAAAATATGGCAAGAACTGTCATATATGTGGCGACTTGATTAACCTTAAAGCTAATAGAAAAGTAGGCAAAAAGGGTTGGGAAACAGGCTTGCATTTAGACCACCTTATACCTATATCTAAAGGTGGCCCTGATACAATTGATAACGTGCGACCAGCACACGGTAAGTGCAACCTTAAAAAGGGTAGCAGTGAGAAGAATGGATAAGGCAGAATGGCAACAGATGATACAGACTTTGCATACTATGGGCTTTCAAATCCTAGAGATCAATATGGAAACAGAGACCTTAGTAGTGCGGCCTATACCGACAAGGTAGATGATGCTTTTGTTGCTGATGTCTGGCGCATTATGGACCAAGCTGGCAACCTGCTCGTGCGTAAGCACCACGACTACGGCCCAAAGAATATAGCGCACTCACCAGGTGGACCGCTTAATGGTTTGCGTGTGCGTATGTGGGACAAGATTGCTCGCATTAACAACCTATTAGATTCAGGTGTCAAGCCAAGCAACGAGTCGTTGCGTGACTCATACCTAGACCTACTTAACTACTCTGCTATCGCAATGATGGTACTCGATGGCGTATGGCCTGAAGTTCCGGAAGTAGATAGTGACTGAATTAAACCCAGCTATCTACGATATCGTACCCAGTATTGCTCGCGTTGTACATAACCAGTACAACAAGTATGTGGACAGAGATGATTTGAAACAAGAGTGCATACAGTGGGCGCTTACTCGTATCGCTTATATCAACGAGCAGTTAGAGGTAGAAGATACTACTGAGCGCAGACATAACGAACAGAAGATAGCGTGGCAGATGAAGCGCGTAGCAGAACGCTACGCACGCAAGGAGAAGGCTATCAAGTCTGGTTATCAACTTGCAGATGAGGCTTACTATCAGACTGGTGTACTAGGACAGCTACTGCCCTTCGTTATTGCATCAGTGCTAGATGGCACAGTGCTAGAGCAAGCACAGGAGATGATCAGAGATGGTCAACCTAAAGGCTCGTCAAGTCCAGCAGAAGGTGGCAACCTGCTTGCTATGCTCATTGATATTAAGAAGTGTTATGAAGAGTTAGAGCAGGAAGATAAACATATTCTTATGCTGCGCTATCACGAGAACTTAAAGCTGGAAGAGATAGGTGTGATACTAGAAGTCCACCACTCAACTGCAGACCGCAGGTGTGACCGAGCCTTGCGTAACCTGAACGAGAAACTTGGTGGACCGAGTCCTTACCAGTGAACGAGTTAGTACTCTTTGATTTTCTTAAACTTAATCTTTACCCAGACTTACAGCGTGCTCCTGGAATCTATGATGCCTTCGACTGCCACAGTGCCAAGGCCGGTCACTTCATTGAACTGAAGTGTCGCCAAACCCATTATTCTACGCTACTTATACAGCAAAATAAGTATCGCAAACTGATTGAGCAAGCCTACCACCGCGACCTGTTGCCCTTCTATATCAACAGCACACCGCTTGGTATTTACTCGTTCGATCTTACAGACTTAGATGAACCAGAGTGGTTCACCCAACCTATGCCAGCAACTACAGAGTTTGAGAACACTAATAAGATAGATAAGATAGTCGGGTACTTGGATATAGAGGAGGCAGTAAAACTATGACATATGAGTATGAGTGCAGTAAGTGTGGAGATAGATACACAATGGAACGCCGGATGACAGATCCGGAAGAGTTCCCGCAGTGCAGTCTTTGCCATAAACCTATGAGCCGTTTGTGGTCTGCTCCCACTGTAGTATTTACGGGCAATGGATTTTATTCCACCGATTCCAAGCACTAACCCCCACCGGCGAAAGAGGTAAACTCCGGTGAGGGCTAGTTGTGCCACAAAAGGAAGGCTTGCGAACTATAGCATAGCTTCCAATAGTTCTTCGCCTAACGCGTATGGTATACGGCTTCTCTCTTTAGCGCCGACTATCCCCTGAGTACCAGTTCGTGCACCTCTAGGTGCAGCTTCGTGGCAAGGCATACCATTTTTACAAGCGGATCGAGGATTCCATCCTGGAACTTCTCCCCACAAGTCAGTAGGTTTCATACGAGTGTCACCATAAGTGCAATAGGTAACGGTGTGTAATGGGTATCCCTGGACTACATTTAACTTACGCAATATGCCACGAGGATTCTCCATTATCCATCCTCTAGGGTTCAGCTCTTTAATAAGCTGCAGCGTGTGCGCCACAAGATCCTGGGATAACTTTGCATACTCGGTCTTTGGTTCTTTACTCTTTGCATCGCCCTTCCAATGATGGCCAATAGAGGCCACGCTGAAAGCTGTGCAAGGTGGACTAGCCCATATAAAATCAGGCCGCCCATACTTAACAAGCATCTCTCCGGATTGTAAGCTAAATATATTGATATGTTCAGTAGCTTCAAAGGATTCATCCAGTTCGAAAGAAATTACTGTATGACCTGCATCCTTAAATGCTTGAGTCGAACTTCCGGTACCAGAAAATAAATCAAATATCAGCATCAGTACCAATGGTGTCTTCCGTGCCAGGCAAGAGCGCGGCACGCAGATCCTCTATAGCGGTGTTGAATGTATCGTATACCGTGAAGGACTTGTAATTCAGGTCTTGAACTACGCTCTCCAAGGAGCTGAGCAATTCCGTAAGCCGTGCTTCTTGGTTTGCCCTGAAGATTTCTTGGGCGAGCAAGGTGGTCGAAGCGGGATTCAATGGACCAAAGGGTGTCGAGGCACTTTGCCTCTCTGCTCGTATATCCGAGAGCTTGACTATATTCTCGAATTGTTCGTCTATTTTCACGCTTCTCCTCCATTGTAGCTTTGGTTCGTGCTGTGATTACTGGATTCTGCTTGGGCATTAACGGTGGTAGTGGATTGAATACCCACATCATTAGTAGTGCCGTCAATATCAATCCACTTGCGACCTTGAACTTCGTCATACGCTCTCTCCCTCTTGAGCAACTCCCGATATTCATCTCGGTGTATTCTCGCTAGTTTGACAAGCGCACGATCCCTCGCCCTGCGCCAGTTACGGTTATGTACATATTGCCTTTTGGCAGCTTCAATTTTTTTATCACTCATTTACTGGCTTCTCTCACAATCGTAGTTATATCTAAGGGCTGCCCGATTATTTGAGCATCTTCTTCATCGCTCTCCCACCCCGATACAAGTATACGGGTAGCAGTTGGTGAGCTGGCAATCCACGCGAGAGCTTCTCTCTCTGAATTGCCACCCCATTCAGCTTTACCGCTGGCGTCTACCACCTCATAGAGCAGGATTAGCTCTGATTTAGGCGGGTGAAAGGCTATGACATTACTCATTACTTACCCTCTTTCTTTAAGCTATCTATCAATGCTTTCATTTGACTGTAAGTGATAACGCTCTCTAGCCTTCCAGCTAGGTATTCAGTAGCGTTATCGCCCCACTTATCTCTTGCTAACTTCACAAGATTATAAGATGTATATTCTAATTCAATCTCTTTAATCATCGTCCTCCTCCTCTCCTGGAAATAATTTATCCCAACAGGCAGGGTGCGTTCCGGATATAAGTATCTCTCGATCTCCGGCGTTCATATCAGGGAAGGCGCGTTGGATATTCTCTCCCTCTTGCCATCTAGTTACAGCCTGCCGGTCTAAGCTCCAAACTTCATACTCTCCGCAGACCGTGCAGGGTCTACTCTTAACTAGAATTGTGTCACTCATCATCTCCCTCGCCTTCTCCCTCTCCTATGCCAAAGATACGCATAAGCGCTGAGTTAGCTAGGTTGAGCGTAGCTAACATCTCATCGTGTTCTTGCTGCATTCTTTCCTGCATTGTGTCTCCCTCTCTCATAGTAAGCACCCACAATTTTCAATAGGTGTTAAACAATCGCCACAGAACACGGTACACATAGTGCATACATCTCCCTCGCACTCTTTACATATCATTTGCTCTCTCCCTTACATATACATAACCACTCTACCTGGCCACAATCATCGCAATAATCGTGAGGCTTGCTCCAATCGGTAAGTGCATTACCGCACTTTCCAGGGTTTGCGCTGCAATCGCGCAGGTAACAGTAATGACATAGCTGCGCTGCGTCATTTACCTCTACATTAAGGTTGCAACATTTACACTTCATTTACTCTCTCCCTTCGTTCATTATTTCCCCTATTACCCAAACGAGCGCATCTGCCCATCCTCCAAGCATTTCTTTATCCTGGTTACTTTGTGAGGCTATAGCCTCCTCAACTATAGCTAGTTCCTTTTCAATCGTTTTTAATAGACTCATTTACTCTCTCCCTCTTTGTCTATACAAGCGGGGCAGATATTGCCCCCCTCTCGATCTTGCTGGTCGAATTCATCGCCACATTCGGCGCATTTAATCTCGTTAAGCTCGTGATAAGTCCAGGCGTCACCGTCGTAATAGCTCATTACTCACCATCCGCGCAGATATCGCAGATAAAAGAATCAAGCGACGGTAAATCCTGGGAAATTCTTTCCTGGCTTAATGAATAAACTAGCTTGCAATCCTGGCAGGTATAAAGGTTAGCGATCATTACTTTCCCTCTTTCCTGGATTTATAGTACTTAGCTGCATCCATAAGCTCGTCAATATATGCCAATATCTGCATATTATTAAGGCTTGCTCCATCCGCATTGAGCACGGTATGCATAAGATCGATTACCTGGCGGTCTAAGCTCTCCAGGCTCTCGATATGAGTATCGAATTTATCGGTTGAATCTAGTAGTTCATCTATCTCTAGTAGTGTCATTTACTTTCCCTCTCTCTAGTCTGCCTTATCGCTTGTCGATAGGTGCAGAGTACCCCACTCTACCGCATAAGTAGAGTAGGGCGCTACGCAACTATTCCCCTTTTCTCTCTCTTAATCGTGCCTTGATAGCTGCCAGGTCGAGACTCTCCCGCCTGGCCGTATCCCATATGCTCTCTTTGCGCTGCCGATAGGCAGCTGCCCCGATTATCCCTAGTTCTCGATCCGATTCAATCTCTTCAATCACTAGGCATATCTCTTCAATTAAGTCGATGCGAAAAGTATGGTTATGGGTATCTATCTCCATCATTCGCCCTCTCCCTCTCCGCAATCGCAAAGATGCCCGCAGGCATAACATATCCAGGCTCCCGTTAGGCGCGTATGGTAACCGCTCGATCCTTCATCATTTACCCATAAGCCTTTACTATTCTTATGCAATCGCGCGCCATTTATTACTTTGCTCTCTTGTACTTTCATATTCTCCTTATTTCTCTCTTTTCCGTTAGCTTAGGGCGGTGCCGCCCTCCACCCGCCCCTGGCGCCAGGCCAGGGGAGGATAGATAACGCACCGATTAGGGCTTATCGCTTATCGCGCATAGGCATCAAGAGCGCCCGCCAGGATACGCGGTTGCCTGCGATGGCGATGCGCAACGGCTTACCTGCGCCCGTAAAAGTAACCGATACAGGCTCACCTTTACCCGCAATCTTTGCGTAATCGGCCATAAATGCGGGGTTAATAGTTACCATCTCCAGGGGATGCACCTGGAATTCATCTTTTAATAGATATCCGATAGGGGGAAAATTCCCCGCTAATAGCTCGACGGTGACGGCATTACCGCGCACCGATACGGTGAGCATATTCGCAACACGGGAAAAGGTAACGGGCAGACTATCCATACGGGCGCCCTCACCTTTTAATAGTGCGGTGATTCGCTTGATATCGGCCAGGGGCACAAGCCCCTTTTCAAGATCGAGAATCGTATCGGCCTCGATTCGCCCGCTTATTAGGCGGTATCTATCGGTTGCAGCTGCGAATAGATGGCCGCCCTCGCTATAGATTCGCACCGCGTTAAGCACCGGCAGGTAATCTTTGCGCTTATCCGCGTGCGTCGAGACGCCCTCCAATAGCTCCAGGATGTCGCCTAGCTGCGCGGTAGCGCTGGCCGTATCGGTTGATTGCATAGTTTCCATATTCTTATCCTCTTTTCATAGATTCTGCATAGTTGCAGACCACCGCGCACCGCCTAAGCGGTGCGCGATAGTACGCCTCTAATACTTGATGCCCCGCAGCTTGCAATAGATTCGATAGACAAGCTCCACGCCCTGCCAGGCTATCCAGGCAATAGCAATCCACGCTGCCAGGGACAAGAGCACCGATAAAAGATACATAACGGCATCCATTTATAACCACTCTTGCTTTAAGCAATAGCCTGCATCGGTGCCCTGGATGTCTCGATAGAGCACCCTGGAAAGTGTGTAAACGGTATGGAAACCCATATCCATCCCGACGCCGCTTACTCTTATGGCACGATTGCCGCTCTTTTCCGATAACGGCCACTCTAAGGCAAGAGCTGCGCTGTAAGTGATGTTATGAATAGCGCCGCCTTTGATATAGAGCAAAGATATATCTCGCGTTAAGCCGCTCGATGATGTGTGGCGGTTGATGGTATGAATTACGGGAGATTCATCACCTATAAAGAGCTTACGCAATCTCTTGATGGATTCTTTTCGCTCGAATTCTTTTAAGGCTTTACCGCGCAGCCCTTTAACCTGTACATCTAGTGCTCTCATTTATTTATCCTCTTTTCCAGGTAATAGGGCAGCGGCTTGCTGCCATAATTTATTAGGTATCTCTTCAATAGTTGCAGGCTCCGAAAAGTATCCGCAATTATTGCAAGCGCCGTCTGCATCATATGAATTCCAGGTATAACCCGATTCATCATCGAGGGAATCACCGAATGCAATCTCTACGCCATTACTTAACACTATCGATGTATAGCCTGGATAGTTCCAGGTAACGCAAGAGCCTGCGGGTGCGGTTGATTCGATAAGCGCCTGCACGCTTTTAATATCGTGCCGATTCTTATTTAACGGTGCATCGAATTCTTTCATCTCGATGTTATTAGACATTTATGATCCTCTTTTCATAGCTTGCGAGCTTGTCCCGCTGCCTTAATGATAGTACGGCTCTCTACCGTATGCAACTATTGAAAGGCAGCTATTCGAGCCTGGCGCTGTGGATCGAGAATCGAGGGCGGGCAGGGCAGCGGCCAGGGTTGCCAGGGATACAAGGCGGCCAGGCCTGGCAGCTGCTGCAGGTAATGAGATGGAGCTATCTATCCAGGCCTGGCATCTGCGGTCTATCTAGTACCGATTCCTTATCGCCCTGCCTTTACATATTGCTGCCTTATATCTAAGGGGTTGCAGCTGGCAAGAGCTGCCGTTTATGTCTGCAATATCTATAGGGTATAAGTGCCAGCTATCTAGTCCGCCCCGCAATTTTCTGCAAAAGTTATCCACAACCTTATCCACAGCCTGTGGACAGTACTGTGGACGGCTGACAACGCGGTCGGGCGCGGCGCAGACGGCGACCCCCTGTGTTAAAAAAACAGGGCGCGGGTATATATACTCCCCAAAAAGAAATATTTGCTAAAGTCAAACGGATCAATATAGCTTCTGACCTGCGGTTATAGTATTGTGTTCTAAATCACAGAAGCAAATACGCGAACGACGTTATTTTTCGCGCCTTATATATAGTAGGGGAGTAAAGCGGGGAAGTGGTCCGATTTACGACCCGTACGCTTCGGGTGAAACCCTACGCGTAGCCCCCTAGGGCGAAGCGAGCTGTACCGCTAAACTATGGGATAGGTCTATCTAAATGTAGATCACTAGTATCTCATTATATGAGACAATCTGCCCAGTATAAAAACTCAACTTCCCTAGTATAAATGAAATCCAATCACGGCGGGTGAATTACAAATTCACCTAGCAGACGTCACCACGTCAGCCGATTTTTAGAAGCCCAAGAGAGATCCCTAGTCACGCGACTAAATCGCTTGGGCCTACATTTTTTAGGGAGCGCTACGTGGCAGAGAACTCAGCAGATATAGCCAAGAGAATTATTCTCGGCTGTGTAGCAGAAGGTATGACCATTGACGCCGCTTGCAGTTCGGCTGGCAAGTCAATGAAGACGTACGAGTACTACCGCCGCACCGATAAAGTTTTTGCAGATAAGGTAGATCGAACCCGCCTTGGTCTAAAGGACAAGGCCTTTGCCTCCGGCGACGTTCACGATATTGACTTCGTGGAGTTCCGCAAGAAGTTCTTGCATAGCCAGACCTTCCCCCATCAGGTAAACCTGATTGACGTGATTGAAGGCAGAGAACCTAGCTGGCTTCATCCGAGTATGAAGTTTGAACCAGGGCTGGCTAGTAACCGCGTCCTGATTAACATTCCGCCCAACCACGCCAAGTCCATTACGGTCACCGTAGACTATGTGACGTGGAAAGTAGCCCAGAACCCAAACTTCCGAGTTCTGATTGTATCCCAGACGCAGCAGTTAGCTGCAGACTTTCTCTACGCCATCAAGCAAAGACTAACGCATCCTATGTATGCAGACCTTCAAAGTGCTTATGCTGCTGGTGTAGGGTTTAACTCTAAGACAGCCTCCTGGCAGGCAACCCGCGTCACCTTCGGTGATGAACTCCGTGAGTCATCTGAAAAAGACCCGAACATTGAAGCCGTCGGTATCGGCGGTCAGATTTACGGCAAACGTGCCGATATGATTATCGTAGACGATGCGGTAACGCTTAAGAACGCAAATGAGTTTGAGAAGCAGATACGCTGGCTAACCCAGGATGTACGATCTCGTCTTAACCCTACAGGTAAACTTGTAGTCATCGGAACGCGTGTAGCCTCGGTAGATTTGTACCGCGAGCTACGCCAAGAGGATAGATACCCAGGTGGTCTTGTTCCTTGGAAGTATCTTGCGATGCCAGCACTATTAGAAATAAATGAGGACCCCGACAAGTGGGTTACCTTATGGCCCGCATCCGATGCTCCATTTGATGGACAGGAAGAAGCCGATAAGGACGAGAACGGTCTCTACCCTAGATGGTCTGGACGCAATCTTTACAACGAGCGTCAGGCTATGGATGCGAGTACGTGGGCTTTGGTCTACCAGCAACAGGATGTGTCCGAGAACGCTGCATTCGACCCAGTATGTGTTCGTGGTTCTATGGATGGTATGCGTAAAGCAGGACGTCTGGAGATGGGACACCCAGGTCATCCCAAAGATTTAAGTGGCTTCAATTTTATCTGTGGTATGGACCCAGCGATTGTAGGAGATACCGCTGCAGTCTGTTACGCCATTGATAGATCTACTAGTAAGCGCTACATCGTAGACGTTATGAAAATTACGCGTCCGTCACCGCAACAGATTCGTGACATCATTATTAACTGGACTCAGCTATACAGCCCGTCCGAGTGGATTATTGAGAAGAACGCTTTTCAGGCCTTCTTGACTCAGGACGAAGGTATCCGCCAGTTCCTTGCAGGACGTGGCGTGGTATTGCGTGAGCACCATACCGGTTCCAACAAGTGGGATACCGGATTCGGTGTTGCATCTATGGCTACCTTATTTGGTACCAAGCAGCAAGATGGCAAACACCATAGAGATAACCTGATACACCTACCTAGTGATCAGACAGAGAACATTAAAGCCCTAGTAGAGCAGTTGATTACCTGGACTCCTACTACTAAGGGTAAGACCGATATCGTAATGGCTCTCTGGTTCTGTGAGATTAGAGCAAGAGAGATGCTCAACTACGGACAGTACGCCACGCACCACCTTAAAAACCCTTTCCTATCTCGTGCAGAGCTGGGAAAACGCGTTGTCATCAACATTGATGAGGCGCTTGCAGCTCAGAAGACAACATTCGTATAGGAGATAAAAATGGCATTAACACCAAGTTGGATGACCAACGCAGAAGGTGAAGAAGAATACATTGACAAGGGTGCAGTAACTACACCTCAGATAAACCCAGAAGTAGACGCTAAGTATTCAGCAGGCAAGGCACAAGCACTTGCAACAGATAAGGTCGAATGGCCAACTAAGGTCAACGGACTTACTTACTAAAGGATTACAATGCTAACAATTAAAGAGGTTACCGCCAAGGTATCTCGCTTACAGACCAAATACGCAGCGCGTGATGGTCGTATGCGTGACGTCCTTTCGGTACGTCAAGGGGATATCTCAAAGGTATACCCATCTATGTTTTCTGATGAGTACCCAAAGCCACTCGTTGCTAACATCATTGACGTTGCCGCACGCGACCTTGCGGAATCTATGGCTCCGCTACCTTCATTTAACTGTTCAGCATCTAATACTGTCTCTGATACAGCCCGCAAGGCTGCAGACCTACGTGGTCGAATTGCAAACTTCTATGTAGACAGATCAGAACTAGGCGTACAGATGTATACCGGCGCTGATTGGTTTAACACCTACGGAATGCTTATTGGTCGCGTTGAACTCGATTACGAGAACGACAACCCAATCATTAAGTTAATCAATCCGTTTGGTTCTTACCCTGAGATTGACCGATTTGGTCGTTGTTTATCTCTTACCCAGATTGTGGGTATGGATGCACAGACCTTGGCATCTATGTACCCTGAGTTCTACAACGATATCGTTGGACGAAACCAGTACACACCAGGTTCTCCTTATCTATCTTTGGTCCGTTACCACGATAAAGACCAAGACCTTATCTACTTACCTGAGCGCAAAGACTTAGTTCTATCTAATACACCTAACCCAATCGGTGAATGTATGGTCCGTGTGGCTATGCGCCCATCTATTGATGGTGAAGCACGCGGTCAATACGATGATGTACTAGGCGTACAGCTTGCTCGTGCTCGCTTTGCAGTCTTACAGATTCAAGCAGCAGAGAAATCTATCCAAGCACCTATTGCTATTCCACAAGATGTGCAAGAACTTGCTCTCGGACCAGATTCTATTATGCGTTCTGCTAACCCACAGGGTATTCGTCGCGTTCCGCTTGAACTTCCAGCCGGTGTATTCGGTGAATCAGGTGTCCTAGAACGTGAACTTCGTACAGGTGCTCGCTACCCAGAGACACGTGGCGGTAACTCAGACGCATCTATCGTTACAGGTCGTGGTGTTCAAGCCCTACAAGCTGGCTTTGATACACAAATCAAGGCAGCACAGTCACACTTTGCTCGTATGTTTGTTGAACTTATTGGTCTTTGCTTTAAGACTGATGAAAAGATATTTGATCACAGGGTTAAAGAGATTCGTGGCGTTGATGATGGCACACCGTATGTAATTAAGTACAGCCCAGCTAAGGCAATCAACGGTGACTACACAGTAGATGTCCGTTACGGCATTATGTCTGGTATGAATCCAAACAATGCAACAGTAGCCTTGCTACAGATGCGTTCAGATAAACTTGTTTCACGCGACTACGTACGTCGTGAACTTCCAATCGAAATTAACGTCGGTCAGGAAGAACAGAAAGTTGATATTGAAGAGATGCGCGATGCACTACGGGCTGCAATCGGGCAGACAGCTCTTGCAATCCCACAGATGGTTGCACAAGGTCAAGACCCTTCTAAGATTCTCGGCTCCTTTGCGGAAATGATTAAAGGCCGCCAAAAGGGAATGAGTATTGAAAGTGTTGTGGAAAAGGCGTTTACGCCTGAAGCACAGCCTGAGACAGCAGCGATGCAGCCTCAGCCTCCAGTAGCAGGTATGGCTCCCGCCTCTGCCTCGCAGCCAAGTATGGAACAACCTGGCGGTGCAGCCCCTGCTGCTGGCGGTCCACAAGGCAAACCAGATATCGCATCATTGCTCGCATCAATCGGCGGCGCAGCATAACTTCTAAGGGGGTGAAATATGAACAAAGGATCACAAGCACCAGCACCAATGGCTAAGCCAATTCACGGCGCAGCAGGAGCAGGAGCAAAGGTAACAGGCGGCGACGTCAAGATGCCTTTCGCTGGAGCACCAAAGCCAGGTAAAGCAGTAAAGAAGTAAATAACTTTAGATAGCGAGGTGTACTGGATGGATAACAAAGTTCGTCGTCCAGTACGCTTCGCTGACTTCTTAGTTGTAGGTGCAGAACTTACATATAACATAATGCAGGTATTTACGGCAGCGACAGAAGACTTATTAGAACTGTCTATCTATAACGCTAACCGAACCACAGAATTAAACAAGGTCTGGGAAGACTTTGCTACAGATTTAGAAACTATTCAGGAGGATACAGATGGCGCTTGAAGACGCTAGAAACCCTATGCAGGGTGTATCAGGTCCTGGACCATACGCAAAGCGTACAGATCTTTCATACCAGTCACAATCTTATGGTGACGGAGTTGCATACAACGCAGCTAAATCAGGTGCGCCACTAGCGACTGCACCAAAGTCACCAATGCTTTCACAGGCACCACAAGTTGCAGCACCACAGGCTCCAGTAACAGGAATGTTTGAGCCAACAGCTCGTCCTAATGAGCCAGTAACACACGGCGTAGATGTAGGAGCAGGTGCAGGTTCTGATGCACTTATGATGCGTAAGCCAGATGATAGCAACTTTCGTGCTGCTTTAACATCATACAAGCCAGTATTAAATTTTATTGCTGATAATCCAAATACATCCCCTGAAACTCGTCAGGCAATAGCAGACTTGTGGGATAATTTGTGAGTAGCATTTGGAACAGAATCGGTGATGTAGCCTCAACTGTTGCAAAAGATGCTACCAAGTTTGGTGGACAAGTTCTTGGGTCTGCTAAAGGTGTAGCACAATTTGCTTGGGATGTAGGAACAGCTCCTTGGAATGATGCTGAAGCATATAATGGATTTTCTAATACAATCAAAAGCGCTGTCTCAAAGAACGAAACAAACATAGTCGCTCCATACGCATCAGCTGGTGGCGCTATTATGAAAGTCCCAGGACTTCAGCCAACACTTGAACGTATTAATAATATTAACCAGCAATACATCCGCGAACCCTTAACTACATTTTCACTTGTAGAAGGCGACGTTGATCACGGACGAGCATCTTTCTTTGACCCTAATGAGTGGAAGAAAGCCTACGAAGGCGCTCAGACAATTTCTTTTGGACAATCAGTTGCTGGTTATATACGCAACTCATATGACCCAAAGTTTAATATTTATGACCCACGTGAGCGTGAAGCAGCATTTAAGAAAAGTGCTTGGGGAAAAGTTGCTTCAGGTGGATTAGATCTTGGCCTTCAATTTTTTGGAGATGTAACTCTTGCCGGAGGTAAGGTTGCAAAAGGACTTAAAGCAACTGAGTATGTTACAGGTGCTCTTAAGAATGCTGACGCTGTTGCTAAAGCAGCTGAAGATATTACTAGAGCGCAGTATGGTGTAAAGAATCGTTTTACTAAAGTAATTGATGACTTTACTAAAAATGATTCAGTATATGCACTTAACCACCCAATGGTAAAGTCATCTACACAACCTGGACTTCTTGCTCACCTACTAGGTCAGTCAGCAGATAATACTGAGACAGCACAGATTCTTCGTTCAGCACTAGGTGATCCTGCTGCTATGGATGAACTTCGCTTAAAGCGTATAGATATTACAGATGCTCTTGAAGCAGCACGTGGTGATCTATCTACAGTTGATGAATACAAGTTATTCTCAGCACCAGATGGAACAGGAATGATTCCATTCCTTAATGACACACCTGCTGTTATAGAATCTGCTAAAGCAAACTATGCAGCCCTTGCTCAGCAAGACCAGTACTTTGCAAAGTTAATGCAAATTGGTGAAGGTGGCGGAACGCTTACACGCACTACTGGAAAACTTGCTCAAAAGGCAGAAGATTTTGTAGCGCAGTCACGTGCTATTAAGTTCTACGATAAAGCAGTTGGAACTCCATCAGTTGAAGTATTTCAGCCAACACCTTTTCATCGCCTTTATCAAAAGATTTCTTGGGCTGCGGGAGAGCGTCCAGCTGGCCTTGTAGATTTTAATGATCCAGATTCTTACAAAGAAGTTGTTGCAACAATTAATCAGCTTGAGAAGTTAGTCAATCTTACTCCAGAGCAAAGCCGTTCTATGCTTGATAGTTATATCAAGGCAGCAACGCCAGAAGAACGATATACAGCAACTATGATTATGGAGGGCGCTGCTCTTCGTACAATTATGGCTAAGCACGGAATTACTGATGAAAAACTTGCTGAAAATCTTTATAATAATTATGTAGGTGCTCGAACATCTGCACTTCGTTCAGTTAAAGATAAAGGCTTTATGGTTGACTACGATGGGTCAATCTTAAAGGTGCCACAACTGGAATCACAGTCTGCTGATTATCTTCCTATTATGGATTTCCCATTAATAAATAAGTTGCTTAAGCAAAACAAAAGTGCTCTTAATGCACTTGGTGGAAGAGCAGTTGATACAACTTTACATTATGTAGATATCCTTCAAGATGCTTTCAAGGCAGGAGCACTGCTTCGCCTTGGATACACACAGCGTAACGCTATTGATTCACAGCTTCGTATTGCAGCATCTGTTGGCGCTATGACAACTCTTCGCCATCTTGGTCCTGGTCTTAAGAATATTCTTAATAACTCTATTGCAGTTCCTGCTCGCCTTATTGACAGGTATTTGCCAGTAGATTCTAATATGACAATTAGAGAAGTTCAACAATCACATACTTCCGTAATTCGTGAACTTACAGATTTGAAATCACAAATTGCTGAAACAGAAGCAAAGCTATCTTTGAATCCAGATGATGTTGACTTAGCTGGTAAACTTAATACCGAAAAACTTCTTCAAGAAGAAAAGCAAGCAGTCTATAAGCATTACTCGGATGTGCTTAATCGCCATAAGGGAAAGACCGAAAAGCAGCGTATCGGTACTGGGTCATTTGAAGTAACAACTTCTGATGGCAAAAAGTATGTTTTGCACGATGCCTTTGGTGGGCCACTTAGTGATATGTTCCGCAAAATTGCCTCATCTGGTAATTCATTTGAGCGTATGGTTGATAGTAATACTGATATGTATTCACGTATGCTTACATCTAAGGGAATCCAGCAGATTCGCCCTACAGATCCTGCATACTTTGACCAGTGGGCGCAAACACTTCGTCAACAATTTGGTAACTCAAGAGTTGTAAATAAAATTATTAGCGGTGAGCCTATTGAAGATACTATTAAGTGGCTTCGTAATTCACCAGAAGGTCGTGACCTTCGCCGTCGTTTGAGCATTCCATCTTCTGAAGCAGATGAGTATGTTACAAAGATTAATGGATTCCTAGACCAGTATCTACCGGAAACTTCTGGGCTACGCAGTAAAATTAAAGATATTACTGCTGCAGATTTGCGTTCTGCATTTACTGACCCAACAGAGTTACCAGTAATTCACGGTCACTTGCTTGAGGAAAGCCTTTTTAATACCTCTCAGATTAAAGGTCGAGAGATTATTAATACACTTTTCCACTTCTTAGGAACCCTTCCAGAAGACACTTGGGCGCGTAACCCGCTATATATCCAGTTATACCGCAAGGAAGCTGAACGTCGTGTCAACATTATGGCTGAACAACTTGGAGATAAGTTTTCTGTAGCAGACCAAGAAGCAATTATGGGTATTGCTCACAAAGTAGCACAGCGTCAGATGAAAGAAATTCTTTTTAATATCGAACGCCGTAGCAACCTTGCTGCAGCAATGAAGTACATCAGCCCATTCTTCTCTGCACAAGAGAACGCTTACAAGACTTGGAGTAAGTTAGCGATTGCTAACCCACAGATTGTTAATCGTGGCTATATGGTATGGCAGGCTCCTAATAAAGCAGGGCTTGTTACAGATCAAGATGGAAAGATTGTTCCACCAGGTCAAACAAGTGGCAGCGATGTTATTTGGGTTGGAGTTCCTAAGGGTATTCAAAAACTACCTGGTCTTGGTTCACTAACTCAAATGGGTATACCAAAGCAATCTTTGGATATCATATTTCAAGGTGGTATGGATGTACTTTACAATAAAGGAAATCCAAATGTATTTAGCGATATCTTTCCAATAGGTCCATATATTGGTGTTCCAGTATCTGAGATTGTAAAGAATCAACCAAATCTTGAAGATGCTTTTAAGTGGGCGCTACCTTATGGTCCATCAAAAAATGCTATTTCAGGGTTCTTGCCTTCTTGGGTTCAAAAGCAACAGGTCAAACAAGCTGGTCTTAATGACCCACAGTTTGCTAGAAGTTACCAACTAATCTGGAACACAGAACAGATGAAGGCTAAGCGCAATGGTGAGCCTCCAGTTAAAGCTGGAAAAATTCTTGATATGACCAAGGATTACTGGAATATGCGTACAGCAGCAAACTTGCTTATGCCATTTGCCCCACGCTTTGATAGCCCATATAAATATTATCTTGATAAGTCTCGTGAATATAAGCGAGTATATGGCCTTGAAGCAGACGCTAAGTTCTTGCAGGACTATCCAGATTTCTTTGAATTCTCAGCAAGCCTTTCAAGCAACCCTACTTCTGTACAGTATTCAGTAAATGCTGTACAAAATGTAAAGAAGTATGGTTCGCTTATTAGCGAGTTAGTAAATGTTGATCCTAAACTTATTGGTCTTGTAGTCAATGACCCAAAGGGATATGAATTTTCTCAAGCATCTTACGATTACCTTTACAACAAGAGAATCTCACCTGATGCCCCTACCAAATTCCTTTCATCTCAAAGCCCTGCTGAAGCGCAGCGTAAGAATGAAGCAAATAAAGGCTGGATTCAATATAACAAGTTGAACACAATTCTTGATGCAGAACTTAAAAATCGTGGATTAACTTCAGTACAGCAAAAGGGTGCAGAAGATCTTAAGGCAGTCAAAGAAGCAGTAGTTTCTAAATTATCTGTACAAACAGATTCTGAAGGAAAGCCAGTCTTTGATAAAAAAACTGGACAATATGTTCAGACTGCCTGGTATGACGATTACCTAGATTCAGATGGTTCAAAGACTAACAAAGTGATTGTTGGACTTGGAAAAATTATGGATTCAAAGTTTATTGATGACCATAAGAATAATCCAATGTGGAAATCTGTATCTACTTATCTTGATGTACGCCAAGCATTTGCAAAAGAATTAGAACAACGCCAAGCAAAATCTATAGATGCAAAATCAAATACTGATTTGCGTTATGCTTATGATGCTGTTGTTGCTAAGTTAAAAAAGGATGACCCTATTGGGTTTTCATATCTTTACGATAGGTTCTTATCACAAGATCTCATTGTTGATAAATACCTTACTCCAGTAGTAACCAAGAAGGGTACTAAATAATGGCTGACCTTTATGATTCACTGGTAGCTGCTGATCTTATGACTAAGGAACAAGCAGATGCTGCACGTAAAAATGCCACACCTGCTGGTCCCAGTACTAGCACAAAGCCTCTTAAGTCTGGTACCTATACCAGTACCGAGACATCTAGCCGCATCCCAAATGATGAAGCTCTTCAAGGTTATGCAGACTCAGTATTCCAAAAGTACTATGGCAGAAATGCAAGCCAGACTGAATTGGCTTCATTACTCCCAGAGCTTAAGAAGCAATATACTTCTAAATCTGGTCAAACAAAAAGCACAGTCAAAAGAACTTATAAGGCTGGCAATCTTGTTAATACTGAGTACCTTACTGCAGAAGGAACTGACCCTAAGACTTGGCTTGATAGCAAAGTTCAAGGTCAACTTGAGTCTGGTAAGCAGGTAATTAATAAACTTGGTATTCCAGAAGGTCCAGCAGGTAAATACTTTGTAGCAATTAAAAATCTTGCAGCAGATAATGGATTAAATCTTTCAGATGCAACAGCACAGAAATATGCTACAGATATTGCATCTGGGGTTATTGATGATAATACTGCATATAATACTATTCGAGAATCAGCGGCTAACGCATTCCCAGCACTAGGCGAAAAGATTAAACAAGGTATCAATCTTAAGACTTTGGCTGACCCATATATCCAGTCAATGAGCAATATCCTTGAGATACCAGATACTGGTATTGATTTGTTTGACCCTAAGATTCGTAGTGCTATGGCGTTTACAACTCCAGATGGCAAGGTTGGAACCAAGTCAATCTACGATTTTGAAAAAGAACTACGCCAAGATCCACGTTGGCAATACACAAATAATGCACGTCAACAGGCAGCAAGTGTTGCTACGACAGTGCTCAAAGACTTTGGATTTATGGGGTAATGATGGCTAGAGCATCTGCAGACGAATATGGCACTTCATTAACACCAACTAAATCAACATCAACATCTCCTAATGCAACTAAGACTGCTGCACAGTTAGCAGCAGAGGCTGCAGCAACAACTGCAGCAAATGCAAATAAAGTTCCAAATTTTACACCGACAACTCAATACCCAACACAAACAGTTAAACCTGGAGAGGCTGGATTTGTAGGACCAGTTTCAACTGCAACTACTGGTGGTAATAAAGCAAATACTAACCTTCCTGGCTCAAAGCCAGCAGGAACAAGTGGTGCATCAACTCAAGGGGTTGCTGGTATTGACCCAAGTGTTCAATCATATATAGATGCTCTTAATGCAAAGTCAGCATCTGATAAGGCACTAGCAGATGCAGCAGCACAGACTGAAAGAGTCAGTGCATTTAACATTCTTAAAGAGCAATTTAGCCAGTACGGCTTAGGTTCCCTAGTAGATGGAATTAAAGGTCTTCTTACTGATGGAACTCCTGCTTCAGAATTTGCGCTTCGCTTGCGCCAGACTCCACAATATAAGGAACGCTTTGCGGCCAATGATGCTCGCATCAATGCAGGTCTTGCAGCGCTTAGCCCAGCTGAGTACGTTGCTATGGAAGACCAATACCAGAACCTTATGCGTAACTATGGGTTACCAGCATCTTACTATGCTAAAGATACTACTGGTAAGCAGGTAGGATTTGAGAAACTTCTTGCTAATGACGTATCTGCATCTGAATTAGAAGATCGTATTGCTACGGCGCAACAGCGCGTCCTTAATACAAACCCAGAAGTGCTTAAGGCACTGCGTCAGTTCTACCCAGACTTGGGTAATGCAGATATTCTTGCTTACACACTTGACCCACAGAATGCACTTGCTAATATCAAGCGCAAAGTAACAGCCGCTGAAATCGGTGGAGCTGCCCTTGCTCAAGGTCTACAGGCTAATGGTGGTACTGCAGAATCACTAGCAGGTCAGGGCATTACTAAAGCTCAGGCTCAACAGGGTTATACAAATGTAGCTGAGATGGTGCCACGCGGTTCACAACTTGCTGATATTTATGGACAACAGCCTTATACACAAGGAACTGCAGAAGCAGAAGTATTTAATACAGCAGGTGCAGCAGCCGCTACAGCAAAGCGCAAGAAACTTACCGAACTTGAGAAGGCACAATTTAGTGGCCAATCAGGAGTCGGAGCGTTAGGCCGCGATAAAGCAGCCTATGGATTAATACAAGGCCAGACTGGCCTGTACTAACTAGACCTACCTTGGGACAGACCAGCGCCCAAGGAGTGAAACCAAAGACTGGTAGTAGAAGCCATATAACAATCCCCAAAGTTATATGAGGTCTGCGATTAACTAATGAATGGGAGATGGACTATGTCCAATTTCGAGTACGAGGATGACGAAGACGATATCACTACAAACGATACGTCTAACGATCTAGTAAAACAGTTGCGTAAAGCAACAAAGCAGAAGGATAAAGAACTTGCTGAGCTTCGTGCTCAGTTTGAAAACGTATCCAAAGCGCAGAGAGAACGATCTATTAAAGATGTCCTCGAATCTCGCGGAGTGAATAGCAAAATCGCTAAGTTCATTCCATCGGACGTAGACTCAACTGAAGAGTCTTTGTCTAAGTGGCTAGACGATAACGGCGACGTTTTCGGTTTTACAGCCACTGATTCCAACCAGCCTGTCGTTGACCCAGCCGATGCTGCGGCATATAAGAAGATGAATAATGTTACTGACCAAGGGCTAACGCCTGATGCGTCAGATGACATTATGCGTCGCCTTATGTCTGCTAACAGCAAGGAAGAACTGGACGACATTATTAGGCAGTCTGGACTCTAACCAACTAACCGAAAGGCAAACCTAATGGCAATTCCTACAGGTACGCTTACCGGCACATCCGCAATTAGCAATCTAGTCCAAACAGCGTACGATCAGTACGTTCGTATGGCACTTCGTAGCATTCCAGTAATGCGTGCTCTTGCAGATGTTAAGCCAGTACAGCAAGCAATGCCAGGTTCATCAGTTGTATTCTCAATCTATTCAGACCTAGCTCAGGCTACTTCTACATTGACAGAATCTTCAGATGTATCTTCTATTGCACTTGGTAATCCTAATCAGATTACAGTAACACTTCAAGAATACGGCTCAGCCGTAACAACAACAAAGAAGCTCAATATGACTTCTTTCAACGATGTTGACACAGCACTTGCTGACATCATCGCATACAACGCTGCAGATTCTATTGATGCTGTAGTAGCAGCTGTGCTCACAGGCGCAGGCAACACAAACATCATCTACGGTGGAAACACAGCAACAACAACAAACACAATCACAGCAGCAGCGACAATGTCTGTATCTAAGATCCGTCAGGCTGTTACAGAACTTCGCACAAACAAGGCTTTGCCTCGTATTGGTGAACTCTACGCTGCATACCTACACCCACGTCAGACAGCCGATCTTCGTGCTGAAACTGGTACAGGTGGATTCCAGGAGCTTTCAAAGTACGTAGACCGCACACCATTCGTGGCTGGCGCAGTTGGCGTAATTGAAGGCGCATTCGTTGTAGAGACACCTCGTGTGCCTTTTGCAGTGAATACAAACTCACCAGCAGTTAACGTCTACAAGGCGGTTGTTGCTGGTCGTGAAGCACTTGCAGAAGCTCAGGGACAAGACATCTCAACAGTTGTCGGCCCTCAGATTGACGCACTCCGTCGTTACCACACCATCGGTTGGTACTACTTCGGTGGCTTCAACATCCTTCGTACAGCGGCTCTTTACCAGATCCAGACATCTGCTACAAACGGATAATCAACTTTAGT